CACAGAAACGAACATTACCGTAACATATCAGGATGGTGATGGAACAATAGATTTAGTTGTAGGAACACTCAATCAGGACACGACAGGAAATGCAGCCACTGCTACTACTTTAGAAACTGCAAGAACTATAGGTGGTGTGTCATTCAATGGTAGTGCGAACATCAACTTGCCTGGCGTCAATACTTCTGGAACACAGGACACCTCTGGTAATGCAGCTACTGCTACTGCACTAGAGAGTGCAAGAAATATAGGTGGAGTTTCATTTAATGGTACAGGAAATATTAACTTGCCTGGAGTCAATACGTCTGGAACTCAGGACACCTCTGGTAATGCCGCAACCGCAACTGCTCTTGCAACTGCACGAACAATTCATGGTGTAAGTTTTGATGGTACTGGAAATATCGACTTATCTGAAGTGGTTCAAGATACAGTCGGTGCGATGTTTAGTAGTAATACGGAGACAGGTATTACTGTGACCTATCAAGATGGTGATGGGACGATAGATTTAGTTGTAGGAACACTCAATCAAGATACAACAGGAAATGCAGCTACTGCTACTGCGTTAGAGAGTGCAAGAACAATTCATGGTGTAAGTTTTGATGGCACTGGAAATATTGATTTGTCCGAAGTAATACAAGATACAGTTGGTGCAATGTTCAGTAGTAACACTGAAACGAACATTACTGTAACATATCAAGATGCAGATGGAACAATAGATTTAGTCGTAGGAGATACAACAGGAAATGCAGCCACTGCTACTGCGTTAGAGACTGCGAGAACAATTGGTGGTGTTTCATTTGATGGAACTGCGAATATAAATCTTCCAGGCGTTAACACTTCTGGAACACAAGACTCCACTGGAAACTCTGCAACTGCAACTGCACTAGAAAGTGCAAGAACAATAGGTGGTGTAAGTTTTAACGGAACTGCAAATATTAATCTACCAGGCGTCAATACATCTGGAACTCAGGACACAAGTGGTAATGCTGGTACTGCAACTGCACTTGCAACTGCTCGTGCAATTAATGGTGTGAACTTTGATGGAACTGGTGCGATTACTGTCACTGCAGCTGCTGGTACATTAAGTGGTAATACTTTAAAATCTACTGTGACTGCATCAAGTTTGACCTCTGTAGGAACTCTTACTGCACTGGTGGTAGATAATGTCTCAATCAACGGAACAACAATTGGACACACAGATGATACCGATCTAATTACAGTTGCAGATGGTCTTGTAACGATTGCTGGTAATCTTACTGTGTCTGGTACAACCACAACGGTCAATCAAACAGTTGTTAATGTCACAGATGCATTTGTCTTTGAGGGTGCAAACGCAGACGCACATGAGACTATATTTAGAGTGGATGAACCTACCGCAGACAGAAAGGCATCTCTGCAAGACAAGACAGGAACACTAGAGTTAATCTCTGGGCCTATATTAGATGGTACAGATGGTTCTTCATCTAATGCTGGTGACTTTATAGTGTTAGATGGAACAAGTGGAACATCAGCAAATGCAAACGACAGAATACTTTATGAGGACGGAACTTCGGATGCGATTGCGGTGTTAGCATCTCATGGAATTACTTTATCAGGACAAGGTTGGAACTCCTTCCAGTTCGATAATACCTAAATAAGTTATAAAAGGATAAGATATGGCCACACCAACCTCAAAATCTACATTCAAAGATTATTGTCTTCGTTCACTTGGTTTTGGTGTCATTGATATAAACGTATCAGACGACCAAGTAGATGATAGAATAGACGAGGCACTTCAATACTTTGCACAGTATCATTATGATGGTATTGAGAGAATGTATCTCAAACACAAAATGACACAAGCAGAGATTGATAGAGCTGCAGAAAACACCACAACCACTGCGACAGATAAAGTTACTGGTAGTATTACTGCTGATTGGTTGGAGGGTAAAGGGTTCATTACAATCCCAGAGGCAGTTGTTTCAGTTATACAAGTGTTTCCTTTTGACGATCAGACAACAAACAATATGTTTGATCTAAGATACCAACTTAGATTAAATGACCTATATGATTTTTCCTCTACATCAATTATTCATTACGAAATGACAATGAAACATTTAGACTTTTTATCTCATCTATTAGTAGGTGAAAAACCTTTACGATTTAATCAACATCAAAATCGTTTGTATATAGACATGGATTGGACAAATGACATAGCCGCAGATGAGTTTATTGTCATAGAGTGTTATCGTAAGTTAGACCCAGACACTTTCACTGATGTTTATAATGATTTATATTTAAAAAGATATGCAGTCTCATTGATAAAAAGACAATGGGGTGCAAACCTATCTAAATTTAACGGAGTTGCAATGTTGGGTGGTGTTACTATGAACGGTGATGCCATATACTCTCAAGCAATAGAAGAGATACAAAAATTAGAGGAACAGATACAACTTGCATATGAAACTCCAGTTTGGGGAATGATAGGATAACATGGCAACTAACAGTGTCTTTCATACAAACAACTTAGCCGCTCTCAAAACAGAACAAAATCTGTACAGGGACTTGATTAAGGAGGCCATACAAATATATGGTCACGATGTTTACTATGTTGATAGAACCACTGTGGCTACAGATACCATACTTGGGGAAGATTCTTTATCTAAATTTACCACACAACATCCCATAGAAATGTATGTAGAAGATGCAGAGGGTGGGTATGCTGGTGAGAAAGAAATTATGTCTCAGTTTGGTTTGGAGAATCGAAATGAGATTACCTTTGTTGTTAGTAAACAAAGATTCCAAGAGATGGATAGTCAAATCACTCTTGAAGATGACACGGACACTACGGGTGGTTCAATACTTTTAGAGGCTGGTTCAATTAACCAATCAAGTTTATCAGCAACACTTAATACAGTTACTAAGAGTTTTATATTTAATGAGGATGGTGACAATATCGTTTTAGAGGATGACAATACTACTTTCTTGTTATCAGAGGAAAGTGGTAGTGAGTTTTACATTCTCATGGACACTGCAACGACAGACGCAGACAGACCACAAGAGGGTGACTTAGTTTATCATCCTATACTTGGAAAAATGTTTCAAGTAAACTTTGTGGATCACGATCAACCATTCCACCAACTGGACAATAATCCAGTTTACAAACTTAGATGTCAACAGTTTGAATATAGTCAAGAACAAATTGACACAGGTATTACAACTATTGATGCGATAGAAGATGATATCAGCACCAGTACAGCAGAACATCAATTTACTTTGGAACAATCTACTACCTACAATGAGGACATTAGAATATTCCATACTGCACAAGATGAAGGACTATTGTTGATTGATGGAACAGATGGTGATTCAACTAATGCTGGTGATAATATTATCATTGAGGATGAAACAACCTCTGCTGGTACAAATATACTTCTTGAAAATGAAGCCGATAGTGGTGACAAGTCATACTTGTTACAAGAAACATATATAGTAGGTGATAGTAGTACAAATACATCAAACATAGATAAGACGGCACAGAACGAACTCTTTGACCAACTGGACGATAATGTCTTAGACTTCTCAGAGAAAAATCCATTCGGTGACGCTGGGAGTAGTAACTAATGTTAGGACAACAATTTTACCATGAGACCATGCGTAACGTCATCGTTGCGTTTGGTACTTTATTTAATAATATACATCTTGTTCGTAAGAACAATAGTGGAGCAATTATACAGACTATGAAAGTTCCACTGGCATATGGGCCAAGACAAAAGTGGTTGACAAGGTTAGACGCAGACGCAAGTCTTGACAGTAAGGTTGCAATCACTTTACCACGATTAGGATTTGAAATACAGAATCTTACATACGATGCTGGTAGAAAATTAAATCGTGTTCAAAGATTTAAAAAAGTAAAAACTGCATCATCAAACGCAAATAAATTAGATTCTCAATATATGCCAGTTCCATATAATTTAGATATTGAATTGTATGCAATGGCAAAACAATCAGATGATGCGTTACAGATTGTGGAACAAATACTTCCATACTTTCAACCAGACTACACTCTTACGATTAAAGATATGACTGACATGGGAATCACAAGAGATGTTCCCATTGTTTTAAATAGTGTGGCATATGAAGATAACTATCGTGGAGAGATGGGGGAAAGACGAGCAATTATATACACTCTTGCATTTACCAGTAAGTTTTACTTGTATGGGCCTGTCACCTCACAGAAAGTTATTAAGACAGTACAAGTGGATCAGTACACGGATATTCAAGACAACTCACCAAAGAGAGAACAAAGATATACAGCTACACCAAAACCATTTAGTGCTGATGCAGATGATGATTTTGGATTTAATGAAACTACGTCTTTCTTTGAGGACGCAAAAAACTTTGACCCTGTGAGTGGAACTGATAAGTAATGAAAACTGCAGCTGATGTTCTTGATGAAACTTTAGGTGTTCTTGACCCTGTTGAACAAGAACTCAAGAGTGCGAGTACAAAGGTAATTGTCAAAAGACCATCTGATACTTTAGAGGACACAGACGCAGACTACAAATACCAGAGAGAAAACTTTTACAATCTGGTAGAAAGAGGACAAGATGCAATCGAAGGTATCCTTGAGATTGCAAAAGAGTCAGAGCATCCACGCACCTATGAGGTCGCTGGTAATCTGATTAAACAGGTTGCAGAGGTTACAGAAAAACTTGGAGACTTACAAGAGAAGATGAAACGACTCAAAGAAGTTCCCAACTCTGCACCAAAAAATGTTACCAACGCATTGTTTGTGGGTTCAACTGCCGAATTACAAAA